CCCATACTCGCAGGGTATCGGCGGCGGTCGACCCGAGAACCCACGACGTATCATGGTCGAACAGCGCTTTTACCTCGTCCCCGGCGTCGAGCGTGCCCGAGAATGCCCCCGAACGCACGACCTCGCGAGTACCGGGGCGGAGCGGCGTCTCCTCGTCGAAAACGGCGGCATAGCCGCGTATGCGCGTTCGACCGTCCTCGCCGGCGTCGGCGCGGAGCTCCGACTGCTCGAGCGTCAGTTTCCGCCGTTCAACGTCTCGCGGCATCCGGCCCCCCTCTCGACTGGACGAACCGCGACGGCGCCGGCTCGATCTCGCAATCGCACCCTCGGTGTAGGGGGGGATGCCCGATCGAGCGCTTCGCTACGAAAGGTTTTTGACCCTCCGCCTCGAACGCCGCCCCCTCCTCGACGAACGACCCCTCGATCGAGACGATCGCCCCGTCGAGCTTTTTACACCATTCACAGGTAGCGCTCCCGCGCCGGCGCCAGCGAATCAGCGTCACCCCGCTCCGCCGGTACGCCTCGTGCGCCGCCGCGCGCGTCTGTTGCACGGTCTCTTTCTTAGCGACCCGCGTCCCACGCGAGACGACCCACGCCTCGAGGAGCGTCTCGATCGCCGACCGCTCCTCGCCTGGGGATTCGCGAACCGCCGCCTCGAGCGACCGGAGCGAGGCGATCGTATACCGGGCGGCGAATGCTCCCGTGAGCCCGTCGAAAAACTCCCCGAGCCCCGCCCGCGGCGTCTCCTCGGCGAGCTCCTCGGCCGCAATGTCAAACGCGCGGCCGGCGAGCCCGAGCACCGCGGGCGCCGCGAGGCGCTCCGCGAGCGCGTGAAAATCACCCTCGCGCGCGTAGAACGCCGCGAGCGCCGGCGCGAGCGTATCCGCCGTGCGGAGCTCGCCGCGCTCGCGCGCGAGGATCTTACGCACCTCGCGACTCTCAGCGCGAACGAGGCGACCCACTAGATCGACATAGACGGGAACGAACGCCTCCGCGGCGCGGGCGCGCGCGTCGAGATCGCGCTCGCCGCGGAGCTCGAGCTCGCCGGCGGCGGCGAGCTCTCCGATCCGAGCGCGTGCCGCCTCGGCGACCGCCGGCGGCGCCTCGATCGGTTTCGGGTCGCCGATGATTTTTCCCGCCGTCGCGGTATCAATACCGAACGCGACGCCCATGAGCTCGACCGCGCCGGCCTTCCCGAGCGTGCCCGAGGCGACCCCTTGCACTAGCTGAACAATACTCGCGACCTGGGCGCCGTTGAGTACGCTCGAGCCGGTAATCGCCTCGGTCTCGTCGAACTTGCCCGAGCTCTCGGGGTCGGTCTCCGGTTCCGCCGGCGGCGAGCTCGAGGGGTCGTCGGGCGCAGCGTCGCCGAACGTCGAGACCGGGCGCCCGTCCTCTCCGACGATTGCCATATTGAGCGGCACGAGAAACTCGTCGAGACCCTCCTCGGGGTTCAGATCCTCCTTCTCGCGCGCCTCGTTCCGCGTCATCCAGCCGCCCTGAATCGCAGCGTTATAGAACGTCGAACGCGCGCCGGAATCTCCGCGTAGCATCCCCTCGACGTTGAATTTTACGAACAGGCTATCCCGCTCGAAGTCGTCCAGGAGGTCTCGCGCTATACTCTGCTCGAGGTTTACCAAGTCCGGTAGCAAGTGATAGAGAACGAACTCGAGCGACTGCTGCTCGATATTCCCGAACGTCGCGCGGTCGAGGTCGCCGATTAGGTGCGGCGGCACGCCGAACCATCCCGCTATTTCGGCGCGATTAAACTTGCGGGACTCGAGGTATTGGGCGTCCTGCGCGCTTAGGCCGATGCTTTCCCACTTCATCCCCTCTTCGAGTATCGCTACCCTGTGCGCGTTGTCGCTGCCAGCGTGTAGCTGTTCCCATTGTGTGCGGAGCCTCGAGGTCGCGCCGTCGCGTTCCTCCTCGGTTCCTCCGATCCGACCGGGGTGTGTGAGCACGCCGCCGGGGCGCGCGTCGTTCCGAAAGAACCGCGCCCCGTAGTTTTGCATGGCTAAACCGTGCCCGACGCTCTCCGACTGCGCCGCGATAGGCGAGAGCCCGACGATCCCGTCGGTCGACATAGCGTGCCCGTGCCAGACGTCGGAGCGCCGGAATACGCGTTCCGCTCCGGCGGCGGGGCGCCACAGGTAGAGGAGCTCCTCGCCCTCGCTCTCGACCGTGACCTGGTCCCACCGAATCGGGTAGATGCCAACGATCCGACCGCCGGCGTCTCGGTGCTTATAGGCGAGGAAGTTGCCCCGCATAAATAGGCTCGCGGCGAGGAACTGGAATACCTGAAACGCGGTCTGGCGGTCGTTCGAGAGCCGGTGCAGGATCCCATATAGGGGGTGCTCGAACGCGGGTTCGCGAGATCGACCGGCGCGCCGATACAGTACGAGCGGTAGCGCGGCGAGATTGCGCGAAAGAAACCGCACGCACGCGTATACCGTCCCGTGCGCTAGCGCGGATTGCTCGTTGATCGTCGGGCCGGCGGAAGTCTCGAGACCTCCCCAGCCCAGGAGGCGACGCCAACCTAGCGCCCCGGTCGGTAGACCGCGACGCTCTTTCGCTCCGACGAGCGCGCGCGCAATCACTCGCGGCGCCCGAGCAGAACCCCGTACCCCATTGCGAGAGCCCCCCCGAACATAAAGGCACTCGGGGGGGAATATTGCCACAATCCGTAACCAATTGACACCGCCCCGGCGAGTAGAAACGCGTCCGAGATCAGACCCTTCATCATAGCTGCACGAACCCCCCGCTCGAGTAAATCGAGGTCGCGTCGGCCGACCCCTCGTTACGTAGCGCGCGGTCGAGCGCCATAACGAGCGCGACGGCGCCGTCGATTTTGTGCCGGCTTTTGCGGCGGTCTGGTTTCAGGTTGCCCGAGGGATCCTCGACCGTGACGAGGTTATCGACCATCCACCGGAGCACGGGGTGCCCCGCGTGACGGAGCCCGCCAGAGCGGACGAGTTTCGCGAGCTCCTTAGTCGGATTACTGAGCGACGCGTACCCCTGGCGGATCGGCACCATCGAAAGCCCCGCCTCCTCCTCGAGCTCGGTCGCGAACTGGGTCGCGTTCCAAGGGTCGTAACCCACTTGTAAGATCGTGAACCGATCGCCGAGGAGCTCGAGCTCGCGGCGGATCCATGCGTAGTCGATGACGTTCCCCGGCGTCGCGTGGATCCACCCTTGCTCGACCCAAGCGTCGTACGGGACGCGGTCGCGGCGGCGGCGTTCGGGGTCTAGCGCCGCCTCCTCCGGCATGAAGATTCGGAAAAGACAATCGAACTTCCCCCCGGAGTCCTCCGGCGGGAATACGAGAGCGAGCGCGGCGAGGTCGATCGTAGACGCGAGGTCGAGCCCGACATATCCGGCGCGACCCTCGAGGAGCGTCTCGAGCTCGCGCGGGTCGAGCTCGCCGGCGCACGCGTCCCACTCGGCGAGGTCGAGAAACCGCGACGAGGCTCCCACCCACTGGTTAAGGCGTAGCCGCCTGAACGCGTTTTGACTCGCCGGCTCAGACTCCGCCCGCGCGCATTGGTCGGAGATGCTCTCGAGCTTCACCGATACGCCGAGGTTCGGGTTCGCCTTGACCCATACCGAAGGGTCGTTCCACGCGTCGCCCTCGTCGAGCGCGGCGACGTAAGGGAACAGCGTATCGTCCTCGAGCGCTCCGGTAAGTAACTGGCGCGAGTAGTCGTGAAGCGTCCCGCACACCGAGAGCGCCTCGGTGCCGGCGGTCGTAATCGCGAGGATTAGGGGTTGCCGGCGCGCGCCGACCGAGGTCTCGATTACGTCCCATAGCTCGCGGTTCGGGTGTGCGTGTACCTCGTCAACGATCGCGCAATGGATATTGAGACCGTCGAGCGTATTCCAATCGCTAGAGAGCGGGCGAAACCGCGAAGCCGTCCCCGCGATATGTAGATTGTTTCGAAACGTCGTAACGCGACGCGAGAGCGGGGCTGACGCCTTGACCATCCGTTCTGCCTCGTCGAATACTATTTTCGCTTGGTCCCGCGTCGTCGCGGCCGAGTAGACCTCGGCCCCAGGCTCCTGGTCCGCTATGAGGCAATAGAGACCGAGCCCAGCGCCGAGCGTGCTTTTGCCGTTTTTGCGAGCGACCTCGACATAGGCGGAGCGGAATCGCCGCGACCCGTCGGCTCGTTTCCACCCGAAGAGCGACCCCACTACAAACCGTTGCCAGCCCGCGAGCTCGAGAGCCTCGCCCGCCCACTCGCCTTTTGAGTGGTTTAGGAACGTGAAAAACGAGAGCGCGCGGGCGGCGGCGTCCTCGTCGAAGTAGAGACCGCGCGAGGAACCGTCGGCGAGGTCGCGCGCGTGCCGATCGACCGCTAACCGGACGAGCTCGCCGACGGTTTCGCGCCCCTCCAGCACGCTCGAGACGTAGGATCTCACCCCTCGAACGCGTCGCCGAACGCGTCGCCCTCGAGCGCTTTCGGTACGTGAATGCGCGAAAGCGAACTCGGCGTTAGCCCACCCTCGGCGAGTAGGCTTTTGTACGCTTGCAGGGTCGACGCGCGAGGCTCCTCCCGCATTCGCGCGTAGGCGACGCACGTCGCCTCGAGCCATGGTTCATTGAGCCGCGTCAGCATTCCGAGCCGGCGGAGCTCCGGCGCCAGCCGGTGCCAGAGCACCTTAGCCTCCCCGTCGAGGTTCCTCGGGCATCTCCCGCTAGAGGGTTTCGAGGTCGGCTCGGGCGACGTCGCGCGATCCGGGCGGAACGTCCCATGCAGGATCTTGAGCGCGGTCGGTTTCGGTTTCCGTCCGGGCATTCGTTTTCCTCCGTTTACGACGCGCGGCGTCGTAACTACCTGTTTTTGCTCATTTCGACTATGTATCAGCAGCGCCCGCCCCGCCCGGTCTACCG